TATGTATACAAAATTTTTATAGTGCGCTGTATATCCTACACACTTTAGCATGTCTAACGCTCGTTGCTCTGCGCTTGCTATTCCCCACGTTTATTAATCGCTCCACTTGTCGCAAGTTCAAATACCACACCGATACGGCTTTACATTATCCGCGAATGTCTGTATATATGCACTTATGACCACAAAAGCCGGTAGCCCTCAAACGCTTAAAACGTTAATATATGCACTTATAACCGCTTTTAATTGGTAGCCCTCAACAGATTAAAATATAAGACCTGAAAAGCCTTATATATAAAGCTAATAGCCGGAATCGAACCGGCTTAAAATCCCCTTAATATTAGCTATTTAATAAAAAAATAAAAACAAACCACTATACCCAATTACAAGACATGATATAAAAAGGCTTAAAGCCTTTAAAAGCTCGATAAAATCTCTCATATTGCGCCCCCCCTTAATTCCATGCTGTATTATCATAATAAATATTTTCATATGCCGGGAAATATTCCGGACATAACGCGCAAAAATTTAATTGTATGTTTTTTGCTTCTGTCGCTGTTTTGCCGTCATGCATCGCTTGGAAAAACATATTTGCGAGTTTAGAAACCATTTTACTGAACTTTTTGAGGCTCAAATAGTCATCTAAATACATTACAGTGAAATAATAACTATAGGAATTGCCTCTTATATATAAATCTTTTGCTCTAAAAAGAGACTTTAAAAAAACTTTTTCGTTGTAACTGTTGGCGCAAAATTCATAGCCCTTGAAACCACCATCGAATTTTACAACACTATAGTTTAAATTATTTCTTTTTGCTATTTTTTCAATTTTATATCTCATATATTTACACCTCTTTAATATAAAGCCGGTGAACTCGCACCGGCTTATTTTACTTAATTCCAATTAATTGCTAAATGCTCAAAAGCCTTTTCGATGTCTGTTGAGCTGTCTGCGGTATAATCTCCAATAGCTTTATTGTTAATATAACAATTTCCCCAATATTCCCCGGTCAAATCGTTAAAAAATATATTGATTTTTTCAACCGCTTTTATTTTGTCATTGTGCCACATGTCTATATTAATCATGTTTTATCCCCACTCCTCAACATTTTTATAATTATCTGATTTATGAATTTCTGCGCGGTAAATGCTGTATAATAAATCATTTAACGCCTTATAAAGCGCCGTTGTGCAAGTTGCTTGCTCATCACACTGATATAGATAGCATTCTAGCTTTTTGATAAATCTATATCTATCGAGCATATACAAATTTTTGCCATCGTTGGGAAAGTCCGGTATTTCTGTTGTGCTTTCGTCATACCTTGACGATACAGCCAAATCGTTAAAGCGGTATAAAACGCGTGCTATTTTCCTAGTTTGATAAAATCCGCTTTTACCGTCACAATTTCTAAATTGGTTTTTAAGTTCTTTAGTATTTAAACTTATACAGTTGCTATTGCTTGAGTTGTCCAGTATATAGCGAATTGACTCCGCTATATCTGTTATTGATTCGATTGATAATATATATGAGCTCATAATTCACACCCCCAATTAATAATAAAAGCCTGAAATAGCTTGTTTTGTTGTGCCCTTAATAACTATGGTCATCAGGTGTGAAAAACTATCTAATGCAAGCCCATAATTATTAAAATCGTGATTAAGCTTCTCAATTCGTTTGCTACAGCTCAAGGATAAATTTTTTGTACTTCTTTTGTTGCAAGTAGTACTGTTATTTTCTAAATAGCTTAATCTATCTAAGTCCGCGTTGAGTCTATAAAAGCGGTTCATAAGATGTCTTGCGGTTTCCGGGTCTATGCTATATTCATTTATAGCAAAATCAAGTTCTCTTTTTCTAAGTTCTGCGATTGTTAATTTTCTCATGGTTTACACCTTTTTACACGTATGTTATAATATACGCGCCTTTCATATTATTTTGTTTGGTGCCTGTCGTTCAGTTGGTAGCTCTGCGACAGGCTTTTTTATTTTGTTCCTTGCCTTTCGACTTGACTATACAATACTATATTGCACGTAATATGTCAATACCTTATTGCAATAAAAATTGAAAAAATACTAAAATAATTATTTCAATTATTATTTCTACTATATAATGCAATAAAATATTACAATATTGTATTGCTGTATTATTGAAATAGTTATTGACATAGTAATTTAATTATTATATATTTATGTATAGCAATATTGATATATAGTAATATTGCTAGTAACTATTGATACTATTAATTAAAATAATGAGGTGCAATAAATGGACGAAAAGAAAATTATTGAAAACTATAAAAAAAGAATAAAGCGACAGAATGAAAAAGCCCGGGAAAATTGGGACTCAATAACTTGTAAATTGCCAAAGGGCACGAAAGACAGAATACAGGCGCAAGGACTTACAATTAATGGATTTGTAAACCAATTAGTATTGGAGAAGCTGGACGAGCTGGAAAACAATAACAATAACAATGAGTGCCCATTCTAAAATTTAAAGTCGGTTTTTGTGACCGGCTTTTTATTTTTTATATAATTAATACAGTTGTTATTATATATCCAATAATCAGTATATTGACAAAATAAGTATATTTGATTATTATTAATTTAAATTTAATTAATAAGCGAATGCCGGCTAGCTCGTATTACTTGGAATTGTTCCAAGTGGTGCGGGCTTTTTTTATTTTAGCTTTTTGGGGGATGTGTTACATGTCAGACATTGAAATTTATGAAAACGATTTATTATTTTATTTAAATGAATTTTGCGAAGCAAATAAGATTGAGGATATTAAAAAAGAGTCTCAAAGCGTTTGGAACAGTGCTTTGTATTATATTCAAAAAAAGTTATTTGATAGTAATTATTTTAAATCAAAAGAAAATTATAAATTAGATAATGGAATGTATAAAGAAAGTAACTTTAATAGTTATAATTTTGAATTAGTAATGTATGTATTAGATATATATATCTATGATATGTGTATGAAGTATGATAAAGAGGTTAGTATATTGGGTTTTAGTTCATTAACTGGTATTCCTGATAGTACTATTTATGATTGGGGTAAGAATACGCTAAGCCCGATAGCATCGGAGATTTTGGAAAAACTGAGAAAATATCAGGAAGAGAGTTTGTCCAATAAGCTCGTGACCGGGGCAAAGAATCCAGTTGGAGTTATTGCAATACTCAACAGGCGATATGGTTGGGCCTCACCGTATACAAGCGATAGCAGACAGCAAGCGCGAGCATTAAGTGCTAATGAATTACCACAGTTAGGCGGCTCAAATAGTCAGAATATTAAAGCATTATCGAGTGATAACATGGTTGATAATGCCAAGTAATTGTATATACAACGCACACAATTCTAATCCCTTGATTTATAAGGCTTTGTGGGCTATTGAATTATTACAACTATTCACAAAACAGTTGTTTAGCGAATAGTTGAAAGGGTATAGATGAATTGTACATGCAATAGATACAATTTAAAATGCTTGATGTTTGAGAGCTGAATGGCTGCGCATTAGGTGCCCTAGGGGTGTATATGAAAAGTGAAAAACCGCCCCACTTAGCCCCCAAAATATCCGCCAAAACAAAAAAGGCCTTTACCTATACCTCAACCTCACCAAGCAGTATTTATTATTATAACATAAGTTATATATTAATTAAACAACATACACAATAATAATATATATACATACAACTACGATAAAATATTAGTTATATATAATATATAACAGTAAAGGAGTTAACGGCAATGAAATTAACAGGATTTGAGTCTAACAAAATTAATTCTGATATGGTAAATCACCCTAGTCACTACAACTTGCCTGACCGCAAAGAGTGCATTGATGAAATGATTGACATTTACGGACTTAAGGATGTGGCTAAATGGTGTGAGATTACTGCATACAAGTATAAATATCGTGCTGGGCATAAAGGTCCTGTAGCAGAGGATATGAGCAAGGCAGAGTGGTACATGGATAAAGCTCGCGAACTTAAGTCTAAGCGCAAATGGAAGATTTTCGACAAGATTGTTTATAAATTCATGCCAATGTTTCTTAAGGGCCTGTATACATGGATAATTTTATTTTGTATGTTTTACGGAATACTCTTTTCTGACCGATACTCAATGGTAGTCTCAATAGTGTTTTTAGTTCTTGCGTGCATAGCTGAGGCAGTATTGAAAGAAAATAAAGACGATTAGATTTTGAGGTGTAAATCATGTTTGTACTAAAAATTTTAACAACAGTATGGCTGGCATTAACCGCATTTGGAACGTCAAGTACCATGTTAGACGAAAAAGAGACAGTTAGCTCGAGGCTTCTCGGCGCTGCGGTGATGCTTGGTCAGATACTTGCCATAGCTTTTATGTGGCAATAGATA